TAAATGAATTATTTGAAGAATATGAATATGAAAATATTTATTTTGATATAGATGAACAAAGAAAAATAGGTTTAAAAACAACAAAGAAAACTAAAAAATTAGGAAATTCATATTTAAAAAAATATGTTGAAAATGATAAAATTGAAATTGTTGATTTTGACACAATTAATCAATTATCCACATATGTTAGAAAAGGAAATTCTTATGAAGCCGACACAAATTGTAAAGATGATTTAGTAACACCTTTAGTAATGTTTTCATATCTTATTAATCATGATTTATTTAATCAATGGTATATTGAAGGATATAATATGAGAGATAATGATGATAAAATTGATAAAGATGATGTTTTACCTTTAATGTCTACAAATAATGATAGATATGACGATTATGAAAGTCTATCAGATTAATAATAAAAATTTAATCTGATAGACTTGGAATTTTTATTTTTTATTAAGTTTGCATTGTGTGCAAGAAGCCCCGCAGCACAATTTAAAATTAATATCACCACATACCATATTAATATCAAATTCCTTACAAAGATCATAAAGAAGATTTATTTTATCTGTTTTTGGCATGTCGTCAATTTTATTTTTATTAGAAAAATAATATTCCATTGCTTCTTCGAATGTGTCAAATTCTTTTACATTCCAACAAATATTAATAATATATTCAATCGAATCTTTGATTGTGTTGTGATATTTGTTTGAAAATACATTATTGGTAATACTATTAACGTCAACCCAGATGTATTTATTATTAATTTTAACAAGTTTGCCAATTTCATTTAATTTGTTAGAAGTACAAAAATACAATTTTTTCTCATCGTATTTTTCAACTTTTTCAACTTTTTCAACTTTTTCAACTTTTTCAATAAATTCATAATCAATACCAAATTTAATTCCATTTTCAATATTGTCTCTAATCCAATTGAAATTTTCGTTATTGAATTCAATTTCATTGTGAAATCCAAAATGTTTCACAAATTTTTCAAATTCTTCACGGCATGCTTCATTAACAATGTCTTTTCCTGAAATTGGTTTAACTTGTTTGTAATCTTTAAAATTTTCTTTCATTTCATTCTCTCCTTTAATTAAAAGTTCATCAAATGTATAAATTTTGGGGTGATTCTTTTTAATATAGGTATCATATTCGTTATGACCAAATTTGCCACCAAGTTTTGGTTTAAAAATTAAGCAAATATTTTTATAATAATTAATCAAATCATCAATATAAACTTCATTAATATTATTTTTATACCAATCAACAAAAATATTATATTCATTTTCATTTTTGAAATGGATACAAGTTCCTTTCTTTCTCAATTTGTCAAAATCAAAATTATATTTCATTTTATTTCCTTTTTAAAAAAGTTTATTTTCGCAATACATCATTCTTTCTTTACATTTCGGACAATATGAATCAAGCCTTTTTAATTTTCTAACAGTTTTAAAATTAACATAACCACAACAACATTTATAATGCCATCTATAATTTCTTTGAAGAAATTCTTCTGTTGCACATTCTTTAAATTCATTCCCTGCAATTGCTTTGTTCATAACTCCGCCGATATCTTTACAAATTTCTTTAAACATTCTATTATGATTTGTGTATCCTGTCAAGCAATAATGAATAAAATGAGCAAATTCATGTAAAAAAACTTTAATGATTGATTCAAACCCATAAATATCTAAATGTTTAACATTTAATTCTATTTTTGTTTTATTTCCATAATTATACCATTTAAATTTTCCACTAACAATTTTCAATCTTTTATTAAACATAATTTCAAGATTATCTATTTTTATTTGTGGAATAACATATCTGTATGAATATTTTTTAACAAGATTTTGAATTATTTGTTTTTGTTCATTTGTAATGAATAAGTATGAATTCTCAAATATCATTTTAATGTCCTGTGATATTATTCAACAATTTCATATTTAACTGCAAAAAAACATTCAAGATCACCTTCAACTAAAATATCAATTGAATGATAATCTTCAATGTAACTTCTATCATATGCAACAAATTTAAATTCTTTGCCAATGAAATTTTCTTTTTCATCAAACCAAGCATCTTCTTCATGAATATCTGTAATTCTAATTTTCATTTTAATTCTCCTTTATCAAATATTAAAATTATAAAATTAATTGTTTTTCATAAATACATATATAAATGATATTCATATCATTGTCAACAACTTTTTCAAAAAAATATAAATATATGTAAATAAAAATAAAATATAAAGGTAAACAAATTATGTCAGTTAATAGTTTTTTGGCAAATTTTAGGGGTGGATTAAGAGCCAATAGATTTAAAGTTGCTGTTGATGGAATTGATAGTAAATTGGAATTTCTTTGTAGATCAGCAACAATTCCTTCATCTGAAATTGGTGTTATTCCTGTTTTATACCAAGGAATTGAGATTCCTGTTCCTGGTGATAGAGTTGGTGGAAGAATCTGGACAATTGAAATTTTTGCAGACACAGATTCAACTGTTAGAGATGAATTGGAATTGTGGTCAGAACTTATTAGACCACAATTTGTTCCGGGTGGTTTAGATATTACTGCCGCAATGAGAACAGCAACAGTAGATTTATTGTCAACATCTAATGAAGTTTTAAAATCTTATAGAATGATAAAATGTTGGCCATCTGTCATCGGTGAATTGCCAATGGCTCATGATTCATCTGACACAATAGTTTCATATACAGTTGATTTCTCTTTTTTGGCATGGGAAACATTCATTTAATTACATTTAATTATAATTAATTTTAAAATATAAATAAGGAAAAATAAATATGACAACTTTCATAAGTCCTGAAAGTAGAATTACAGAGACGGCAGTAGGAATAAATATTTCTTCACCTGCTTCAAATATTGGTGGAATGGTTGGAGAATTTCAAACTGGACCTTGTTATGAATTAACAACAATAACATCAGTTCAAGATTTAGAAGAAATTTTTGGAGAACCAGATTCAAATAATTATAAACATTTTTTTACTGCTTGGAATTTTCTTCAATATGCCAACAATCTTCAAATTGTTAGATCAATCGGGAAAACTTCTTTAAATGCCGGAATTGCTTTAAAACAAAGGGATGCAAGCCCAACAACCGCAACTTCTGCAACAGTAACAAGATTAAATGAATCAGATAGTCCAACAGTTTCATTTTTAACTGATGATAAATTAAAATTCTTTTTTAAATATCCTGGAACTCATGGAAACGGGTATCAAGTTGCTATTTGTAATTATGAAGATTATGACACAATTCAATTAACTCATGGAACCGTTACAGATGGCCCATTTCAAGTTGGTGAAATTGTAACAGATGCAACAACATCTGCATATGGAACAGTTGTTGTTGTTGGAACTGGTTATATAAAAGTTAATAGTGTTTTCGGAACATTTGGAACTAATAGTATTGAAGGAGGAACTTCAACAGCAACAGCAACGGTGTCGGCAGTTGGTTCTTATGCTGAAGTAATTTCAGGAACAACTTTTGATTCTCTTTATGATTATTCATTAGATAGTGATCAAGTTCTTGTTGTTGTTTTGGATTCTTCTGATAATATTTTAGAAGTTTTTAAAACATCATTAACGGTGGGCGAAAAAGATTCAAATGGTTCAGTAATCTATATTGAAGATTATTTAGAAAGAGAATCACAATATGTTTATGCATACGATAATACAACTCAAACAACAATTCCAGCAACATATGGTGCAACTGCTTTAGCGGGGGGAACAGTTGTTAATCCATCAAATTCAGAAATTCAAGAGTGTTGGGAACAATATCTAAATCCTGATAATTCAAATGCATGGGTTTTAATGTTGGGTGGTTATAATGAAAATTCAACTATTCAAAAATATGTAATTCAATCAATTGCCGATGAAAGAAAAGATATTTTTGTGATTTGTGGTCCAACACAAGCTTCATGTGTTGGTGTTGCATTAGAATCAACAACATCTTCTAATATTATTGAGCATAGAGTCACAACATTAGCAGTTAATTCATCATATGCAGGATACTTTGGAAATTATGCTTATATTGAAGATACTTATAATTCTACTAAAAGATGGATTCCATTAGATGGATTTATTGGCGGAGCAATGATTGAAACCGCCGAACAAACATCTGTCGGAAGATTTTCATGGGGTTATACTTATGGTCAATTGAAAAATGTTATTAAATTAGCTTGGAACCCTTCAAAAACTTATAGAGATGCTTTATGGAAAAAAGAAATAAATTCTGTTATTAAGGATGGAAGTTTATTTTTAATTTTTGGTAATAAGAGTTTGTTGGGAATTAGTAATGTTTTTGATGTAATCGATGTAAGATTGCTCTTCAATTTTATAAAAAGAGGTTTGAAACCATTTTTAAAATTGTATATTTCAGAAAAGAATGTAACTCTTACGAGGCGCAGACTAACTAATTCTATAAATTCTTTTTTAGATCCTTTAGTCGGAACTTCTGATATTGATGAATACAGAGTTGAAGCGGGTGAAAGTGTCAATACACCCGATGTATTAGCACGAAATGAATTAAAATGTTTAGTCGCAATCAAACCCACAAGCTCCATTAGATTCGTTTCGCTTTTACTGTATGCCTTAGCAAGTAATATTGATATTGATGAAGTAATAAGTAATCAAGGATAAAAAATGATATTTTATATTTCAGTGGCAATTGTTTGTACAATATTGTCAGCAAATTTTAATAAAGAAGAAATAAAAACTAATGTTGGTAATAAAACACCTGTTACAATCAATATAAACGATTGTAAAACGATTAAATAAAAAATGCATATGTAGATATAGAAAATGGGATATAATCATTTATATCCCATTTTATTTTGTTTTAAACACTATTTATTTTATCTTTTATTGAGACAAATTCCCATCACCCAAAAAATACTAATAAATCCACACACAACACAAGCAAAAAACATATAAGATACCACAAATTTTTCTTTTGTAGAAAAATCATGATATGTTTTGTTTATAAATCTCAAAAAATAAATACCAGTACAAGCCCCAACAATACACCAAGTTACACCAAAAATTGTACAAATCATTTTTTAATCTCCTTTATTTTTGTCTCTATAATCTTTTCCCATTTGTAATTATTAAAAGATAATTTTTCTTTGGTATCAATTATAAAAAAGCCTTCTTCATATAATTCTAAAAAACTATCTTCCCACTCATCTCTCATAATGCATGTATCATCTGATATCAATACATATCGTTTCATAATTGTTTCCTTTTTTTATTTTGGTTTAAACTGCAATATATTAATTAATCTTTTCTATCCCTGTTATTTTCAAATTAAACACCATTTTCAGAGTATAAAAATAATCTAAATTACTTGAAAATATTCTAATATATTGTTCATTTTTATTTTTAAATTTTGCAATATATTTATATTCTCTATAAATATTAAAATTTGTTGATTCTTTGTTTGAACATAAATCATCTTGAATATAATTTCTCATAATTTATTCCTATTATATTTATTTATAGGGGCATGGTGACACATCAAATTTTAAATATTTGTAATTTTTAAAAACACTTTTATTTATATTATCTATTTTTTTATAAAAGAATTTTCCTCGTTTAATTTGTTGAACTGTTGATGCAAATTTAATTTTATAAAACTTATCTTTGCCATGAGGCGAATATTCACCATTAAGACAATATATTTCATCTATATTTGCTCTCATAAAATCAGTTCTAATAATATTATTATTTTGATCATATAAAACCCATTCTGTATCTTCAGCAAATACAATTGTTATACCAACATTATAATCAACACAAACTACTTTAGCTATATATATTATAGCAATATCTGAAATAAAATCAATTACTCTATTCTCAAGATAACTATAATCTCTTTCTTCAATTTTTTTCATTTATTAGTCCTTTGTTAATCATATCAATGTAAATAAAAATAAAATAAATCATATGACATTAGCAAGTTATTTATCAGCACAAATACAGGATTATCATAGACCAAATCTATTTTCTGTGTATTTTGATCCTATTTTTGATGTATTGCCACCAATTCAAAAAATTGAATATGGATCTGTATTAGTACGCACATCACAAATCCCAGGACAAACAATTAATACAGCATATAATTTATATAATGGTAAAAAAAATTATTATGCAACAGGTTATGATTTTGATCCAATAACAATGGATATATTTTGTGATGTTGGCAATAAAGCCCATTCATTTTTATTGTATTGGATGGATAAAGTCATGCCGCATACTAAAGCATTTTCCAGAATTATGAATTATAAAACTGAATATGTTGGTAAAATTGAAATTGCACAACATACAAGACCTATGGTTTTATTTGGTGCCGAAGCAACTAATATAAAATTGATAAATGCATTTCCAACAAATATAACCCCGGTTGAATTAACTCATGATGGTCAAGATGATATTGTTAGATTTTCAGCAACTTTCATCTATGATGATATACAATACAATTTTAAAAATGGAATTGTATCAAGTTTATTAAGTCTTGCTGGTGGTGCATTAGGATTTTTGTGATTAATAAATCAATTCAACAAGATCTTCAAATGTAACATAAACCTCATAATAACCATTTGAATGACCAATATCCCAAACTTTATCAAATAATAGATCTTTTTTTGGATTATTCAAAACATCAAACTCTTTAAAAATATCTTCTTTAAATTCATCATGCTTTTGTTGTTCTTCGTTTCTATATTTTCTAACATGGTTTTTATACATTTTAATTCTTTCTTCGTATTCTATTTTTTTGCCACATTGTGGACAAAATTTATGTGTTTCTTTAATCCACTCACCACATTCACAATAAAGATAATCTGATTTATTCGGAAAAAGTGTTTCATATGTTGTATAATATTTAAAATCTTTCATGTCTTTTCTCCTTTTTATGTTAGTTGATTTATATTTTATTTTGTTTAATAATTTTGTATGTTTCTTCTAATAAATTTAAAGTTGCTATATATGTTTCATCTTGATAAAAAGCTCTGTAATCATTGTAATCTGTAATTTCATGCCATTGACACAGCAAATTATAAAATGTCATATTTTCTCCATTAAAGTAGACTAATTTTTTCTTTCAAATCTTCAATACTTTTTACTTCAAGATCATAAAAAACACCACAATCTTTAATAAAAAACACATTGTTTAAAACATTTTTAATATTTTTATATGATTTTATTTTATTGGGATACATCAAAAATTTATCTTCACAATATTCATAAATTTTGGGCTTAATTCCCCATGGATTTTTAATAAATTTATTTTCTTGTTCTCTAATATATTTTTGACCTTCTTTTGTAATATAATAACAATTATTAGAGAAGAATCTAATATAATCATTTAATTCAAGTTCATCACAAAATATTTTAGCTGTTCTTAAATCACAATTTTTAAGATCTTTATATTTTTTAATTGCGTCAATTTTAAAATTTCTCCGTTGCCATTCATTTAATACTATTTTTACAATATTCATATCTTTTCTCCTTTAAAATAATCTTTCATCTGTGTTATAATATTTTTGATAACTTTTATTAACAATATTCATTCTTTTTCTAAAACATTTAAACAAAGAATAAATATTATCAGCTAAAGATTCTTGTTGATATTTAATCCAAACAAGTTTTTGAATTTCATTTTCTCTATATTCAAACCAATGTTTTTGTTTTTCCATTTTATTTCTCCATTTGATATTAATGATCAATTTTTATAATTCATAATATACAATCATTCAAATCATGTCAACAAAAAATTCATTGTAAATAAAAATAAAATCAAAGAGGTTGAAATGTCACGATTACCAAAGCTTTCAGAAATTAGACCAACATATGAATTAACTTTACCAACAACAAAAGAAAAAATAAAATATTCATGTATAAAAAATAAAGAATTAGAAGCACTTTTAATTGCAGCACAAGAAAATGATTTTTCAGCGCTCATTGCAACACATGAAAAAATTTTAGAAATATGTGCCGATATTGTTCCTAAATCAATAATTGATTTTATTTATCTTGTTACTCATATTAGAGCAAAAACAACAGGAGGGTATCATTCTTTTATTTTAACTGAGTGTGATTGTGGCCATAAAAATATTAATATTGAAATTGAAGATATTTTAGACAATATCTCAATAAAAAATGAAAACAATGTAAAAGATATCTATAATATTACAGATAAAATTGCATTAAGATTAGTTCCAACAAAATATGAATTTTTAAAAGAAATAAAATTTGAAGATACAATTTCTAATCAATATAAACAAATTCATAATTTAATTGCTCATTCGGTTGATTATGTTGTTAATGATAAAGATATAATTAAAGATTTTACAATAGAAGAATTGAAAGAAGATATTATTTATGAATTAACACCATTGCAAAAACAAGAAATCAATAAAAAAATTGGAGATATGATTAATTTAGTATTAAAATATAAATATATATGTCCTGGATGTAAACAAGAATATAAAAAGGAAATATCAAATTTTTTATTCTAAAGCTGTTTTACCCAAATAGTGAAACAGCACTTAACAATTTTTTTGATAATATTGTAACATTAGTTAATTATTCAGAAGGGAAATATAGTTTAAGTGATGTTTATGATATGATCCCTTGGAAACATACTGTAATTTTAGCAAAATATGCTAAATATATTGAAGAAAAAAACAAAAACTCTAAATAATTTGATTTATTTAGAGTTTTTTATTGATTTAATTTGTTGTAAATAAAAATAAAAATATATGGCACCTAAAAAATACGATTATAATGAACAAAACCCCTTTAAAAAATTTGATTCATCAAAAACATTTGAAGATAGAATAAAAGATCTTAATGATGTAATGCAAGCGGATTCTAAAAAATCTAACTCTGCTTTAAAAGAAATTTCCGATACATTAAAAAAACAAAAAAAAGCAAATGAATCATCTGAAAGTGGTATTGATAAAATTGCAGATATTACAGAAAAAAATGATAAATTATCATATCTTCAAGAACAACAATATGATACACAAATTCTTTTAATGAAAGAACAAAACAATTTATTACAACAAATATTAGATGTTTTTAAAGAAGATGACGTTGAACATAATCAAAAAGAAGATGGTGATGGATTTTTTTCTAATTTTGGGTTTGGAATGTTAGCTGGATTATTGTCAAAAAGTTTTTTTAATCTGTTTGCTCCTATATTTAAAGCATTATTTTCACCCAAAGGATTATTGAGATTAGGTGGGAAATTATTGAAATATATTGGTGCTCCTGTAATTGGATTATTGGGTGCTATTGATTTTGTTAAAGGTTGGGGTGATCCAAAAGAAATTGTTGGTAGAACTGGATTAGCTGCAAAATTCCAAGCAGGAATGAGTTCATTTCTTTCTGGGTTAACGTTAGGAATGATAGATCCTAAAACAATTTCACAAACATTTGATAAATTTAATGATTGGATGTTTGAAAATGTAACTGTTCCTGTAATTGATTTTATAAAAAGAATTCCAGAAATTATAAAGAATTTGCCAACAACATTAAAAAATTTAACAGTTGATTTTTTTAATAGTGATTTTTGGAATTCATTAATGAATTTTCCAATTGTTCAAGATATAATAGATAAAACTAAACATGTATTTAATCTTTTAAAAGAAAAAATATTGACAAATTTAATTGAACCAATAAAAAAATTTATGAAATCAATTCAAAAAATATTTACAGAAATTAAAGATAAAGTTTCTAATTTTACATCAAAAATAACATCTGGATTGTTTGATAAAATTGGTGAAGAAAATGATAGAATTTTAAAATTAAGTCAACAACAAGATATCAAAGAAGCAGAAGATTTGGCATATAGATCACAAACAGCAATAAGATATAAAATTGAAAAAGAAAGTAAACAACCAATTAAAACAACAACAAATACAAATACACAAACAGCAAATAATAATTTTATATCTAATAGCAAACAGATAACATTAAATGGAAATGATATGTCAACACGATCTGATGATTTAGCAAATCAAAATTTAATATGGGGATTTTAAATGCTATCACAAGACTTTTTTTATCATTCTTCAATAAGAAATTATATTGTTGCTTTTTCACATATTATTAATGATATTCATGTTCAAAGAGTAACAACTGATGGAACTTTAGTAAAAGATATAAAAATTCCAATAAGTTATGGTCAAAAAGATAAATTATTTTATTATCTTGAAAGAAATGAAAATATTGGAAGAAAAATTGACACATTTTTACCAAGAATTGATTTTGAAATAACTGGTATAACACCAGATCCAACAAGACAAAGAAATCCGATTAATAATTTATCTGTAATTGATGGAGATGAAATTAATGAAACTTTTAGTGGTGTTGCTTATAATTTTAGTTTTGATGTTAATTTAATTTGTAATTATCTTGATGATTTATATCAGGCTTTAGAACAAATTTTAGCAAATTTTAATCCAGATTTTACAATTAAAATTGATCAAATAGAATCATTAGGAATTTCACCCAATTTAAAAATAATTTTGACAGGAACAGAATTAAATATTAATCAAGATCTAACTGCCGATGATTATAGAAGTTGTGAGGCAACTTTAACATTTGATTTACAAGGATATTTATTTAAACCAATTGGAACATATGGAAAAATAAGAACTGTAATTGCTGATTTAATTAATTATGATACAGAAAAAGTATGGTCAACATTAACAAGTGAATTACAAGAAGATGATGAAACAATTGTTGATTCAAGTGTTGATTATGATCAATAAGATTATTTTTAAAAAACAAAAACTCTAAATAATTTTATTTATTTAGAGTTTTTGTTTTTGTTTATTAATCACATAATTGTGATTTAAGATTATTAAATGATTCTTCTGACAATATGATTTCTTCCTCATCAATAATAATTTTATGAGTTGGTTTAATTTGTCTATATCCTTTAACTTCAAATGTATTCAATTTAATATGATTTTTATCTTCATTTAGAACAATAACTTCAAAAATATCTCTTCTTACAACTACACAATTAAATCCAGTTTCAAAAATACAATCGGTTTCAGTATCAAAAATACAGCCAGATCCTGCTTTAAAAGTACAATTATACCCCGTATTAAAAGTACAATTATACCCTGTATTAAAAACACAAAGGGGTTTGGTTTCAAACGTACAATAAGATCCAGTTTTAAAAACACAATTAGAACCTGTTTTAAAAGTACAATTATATTTAGTTTTAAAAGTTACACCATAAATATCATTAAAATCAAGAACAAGATTGTTTTCATTAGAAGAAAATGTTCTGGTTGATTCATCCCATGAATACAATGATTTATCAAGTTCTTTACCAAATTGTGTTACAATAAATGAGGTTGTCATCATTTTAATTCCTTTGATTTAAGTTAATAATAATTAATTTTTATAATTCATACATAATACACAATTATTTCATCTTTGTCAACAAAAAAATTAATGTAAATAAAAATAAAACATGGGAATTTATGGTAAAAATGTTAAAGCTGGTTATTATCATGTAATTAATAAAAATAAATTAAGAAATGATAATAAAAAACTATATTATAGATCATTATTAGAAAAAAGATTTATGGAAATATGTGATCATTCTTCTAATATTCTTGAATGGGGATATGAAGACATTATTATTGATTACAAAAAATTTCAAAATATTGGAACAAATAAAACCAATAAGTATATTATAGATTTTTGGATAAAAAAGAAAGTCAAAGGAATAATAAAAGAATATTTAATTGAAATTAAACCTTATGACTTTCTTTCACCGCCTAAAGAACCAAAAAGAAAAACAAAATTATATTTAGAAAAGGTTGAAAATTATTGTAAAATTAGAGATAAATGCATTTATGCTTCTGAATTTGCAAAACAAAATAATATGGAATTTTGCATCATTACTGAAAAAGATCTTTACTAATCAAATTCTATAATATGTTTATTTTCCATTTATTTTTACTTCAAGCATTGATTTACTATATAATTTAATTCCTTTTCGTTTAGCTTCTTTTTTAAATCTTTTAATAACTTTATCATTTTCTAACTCTGTCAAATATCCAGAAACATACAAAAAAGATCTTGCTTTATTAAATCTTTCAATATATTTTTCATCCATATCATTTAACTTTCATATTTTTATGATATTTATTCATAACATTCATGTAATGTTTTATATCGTTTATTTGTGGATTATTGTTATTTTTAAAGGCTTTAGGAAAATAAACAAACCAATAATATAATTCAACAATAACAAATATAATAAAAAGTATTTTCATAAAATTCCTTTCTAAACCATAAAAACTCTAAAATGATCTTTCTTATTTTTACCTTGTTTCATAAGTTTTGTATTTTTATCTTTAATTTTCAAAATCATCTTATTATATCGTTTATTTTCATCTCTTAGAGTTTGAATCCAATTGTTTGCATCTTTTTTAGAAATAATTTTGAAAAAGTATGGATAAATAATATCATGTTCATCTGATGATTTAAATTCTTTAAAATTATTATTATCATATGTCACTCCCCAACAAATATCATCTACATCATCAACAAAATTTTGTGCCAAAATAACAAGTGCGTTTTCTTTTCCAATAATCACAGCACTTCTTTTCATAGATCTAAACAAATCATTACAAATCAGATCAACATTAAATTCACCCCGAAATTCATATTTTTCAATTGTATTTTTCATTTCTTTTTTAATCTCCTTTTTATTATTTAAAATTACATCGTCAAATTGATAAATTTTATACCCTTTATCAATATACCATCGTTTGTGACATCGGTTAAAATCATCTACTGAAAATCTATAACAACAACATTTTTCAATATATGATTTCGGCAAGCTAGTATTATAATTAATTCCTTGTTTATCTAACCAAGATTCAAGCAATTCAATTTCTTTTTTACTTTTAAACTCAATACAAGTTTTTTCTTCAAAAACTTTATTCTCATCAAATTCAATGTTAAAATCGCACATATAAGACACCTTTCCTTTAAATGTATACTTACCTATTCATAAAAATTTTAAATCGTTTCTACCCCATATTATTTAAGTCAAACTTACATGTTTGTCAAGTATGTTTTGTATATATTTTATATCTTCTTTCAATTCTTCAAAATTATTTGCCTTTGAAAAATTTCTAATATAAAAATCCGTTAAATGATTTAACAAACTATCCAATTTTGAATAATGACATAATCTATCTTTGTATTCTTCTGTATTGCCATTTTTATCTTTTCTTTTTTCAAGTTTATAAACAAAATATTCATATTTATCAGAACCAATATAAATATTTTTAAAAAGATGAATATTAATTCCATATTCAAGGTCTTCATTTTTCTTTTTCAATTTCTTCAATCCTTTCTTGAATTTCAACCAATTTATCATAAACTTTTTCAATACACAATAAAATAATTATTGTACACATGTACATGTTTCCAATAATAACATTATTACTAATTACATGATAAACTCCTAATACTGCAAACAACAAATAAAAAAAACTAAATAAATTCAAAATAAATTTTCTCCTTTCTTCCTGATATTGAAATAATAGAGCCAAGTCTAACAGACCTGTATTGTTGTTTTGAAATTTCCCAAAATGTCATAGTTTCGTTTGATGATTTTTTATTATTACTTTTTCTAAATTCTTCTTTAACTCTTTTAATTCTACAATTCATAATTCTTTCTTCACCATTTTTCTTTTTAAAATGAATCGTTGCAATTTTTCCATTTTCAAAAAATTGTTTAATGATTTGTCTTCTAAAATTAATATTACATGATTGTTCTTTTTCTTTTATTAAAATTTCTTCATATGGTGTTGATGTTATATCAAACCAATTAATATTACCATATACTAAATCATTATAATAACATCTTATATAAGTATTTTCTTTAAAAGTATCCCAATTATACCTGTTTGTATTTATTTTAAATGACTTAATAATATTATTAAATTGTTGTTCTGTTTTACAATGTACGATAATGCTTTCATTTTTCATTCTTTCAATATCAATTTTGTCTTTCATTTTTTAATTTCCTTTGTTATAATTTCAGAATATTTAAACATTATCTGTCTTTTTGATTTTCCAAATATAACCCATTTTTTATCAATTTCTATTTCAACAATATTAAATCCCATATTTTTAAGATTTTTCAATTCTTGATCTGAAAACCAATTATATAACATATATAATTTATCAAATCCACAATAAAATTCATGTCTATCTTCTTTTATATCATAAATTTTATCAAATATATTATCTCTCCATGGATCTGGATGATTTAAATCATTATGATCATTTTCATCACATTTCCAATTAGTATAACAACGGTATGGACCAAATCCTCTTTCATCCTCAATTCTATAAATAATCATAATAGTAATCTTTTATATTTGTAAATAAAAATAAATATATTACATTAATAATTAATAAATCAAATATACAAGAAATAAATCAACATGTCAACAAAAAATTTAACACAATTCACAAAAAATCTAAATATTGATGAAGATAAAGAAGACCTTCCTGAAATTGAAATTGATACTATAGATGTTCAATTTAATAATGATGTTGAAGATGATATCACAGATGATTATAAATATTCAAGAAAAAAATTGATAAATGTTATTCAATCGGCTGAAGGTGTAATGAAACATGCTTTAATGGATATGAAAAACAATCCAGGACCCCGGCCAGTAGAAGCGTTTAGCACACTAATTAAAGTCATGAATGAGACCCACACAAATCTCATGAATCTTCATGAAAAAATGAAAAAAATAAAACCATCAAAACCAATAGAAAACAATGATAAAGATAAACCAATTCAATCCACCATTAATGATATTATAGATAAAATTGAAAAAGCTGAAAAGGTGAAAAATGACGGAGCAATTTAAAGAGTCTATCAGCGAATTGAAAACACAATTATCAACATTTATAAAAGATTATTATGAAGAGTTGCTCAAGATTTGGAAGAAGATTACAGAAATCGAAACGAGACAAAAGTCAGCAGCAATTATCTATGGTGGAATATCAGGAATTCTATTTTCAATTATAACAGCATTAATAGTAAAATATTGGATCTAAATAAAACATGTTTAACAATATGATTTCAATTTTTAAACCAAAACAAGAACAAGTAAATCATCTACAACGAATTAAAGATAAAATAATACAAACAACAGAATCTTTTGAAAAAAGAATTAAAGAAATTGAAGAATTTGCTGATTCAATTTCTGAACAAAATAAACAATATGAAAATAAAATAAATAGATTTAAATCATTTTGTCACAACATAAATATTTTAATAACTGATAAAGACAAAAATTTAAAATTAGTATTTGCAAATCATACAGTGTGCGAAAAATTATATGGATTGCCAAATATGTGTTCAGAATTAATTGAAAACAGATATGAACATGATGTTATTAATGATTATATTGAAAAAACTGAAAAATGGAACTCATTTATTGAGTGTGTTAATTTTAATATTGACGAAATTGTTAAAAAACAAATGATTGAGAAGAAATTTTTACAAATTGGATATATTGATAGTAAAAAACTCATCTTAAAAACAACAATCAAACCCCATATAAATAAAAAAACATTTGATGGAGTCATGACAATTTCAAATATTATTAATGAAAATGAATTTAATAATATTAAAAAAGAATTGATTTATGATAAAAATGATTATGTTGTTTATGAAATTTAGTTGTTGACATAATAAGATAAATAATATATGTACTTATGTATAAACAAACATTAATTAAAAAGGACAAAAAAATGAAAAAATTTACAGAACTTATCGAAAAGAATGATATGGCTTATGATAAATTACAACAGGTGCGTAAAGATTTAACGGATATAAGCTCTAATCTTTCTTCTGTTAGAATGCTTGCAAAGAAAAATAATGATAAAAAAATTCTTGACATTTCTAATGAATGTCAAGAATTAATAGATAAAGCAAGAACAATAATTTTTAATTACCATAAATAAAATGATTATGTTGTGTCTGTAATAAAAATTATTACAGACACATTTTTATTGGTTATTCATCAAACAAATCATCAATATCATCAGATGAAAGTTCTTCAATTTCTTCAATCTCATCATCAATAATTTCTTCTGGAGTTTGATCAATTGGATCTGTTTTTTCAACTCTTTTTGGAGTTTTTTCTACAGATTCCCCAAGAAATTTTGAAAATGATTTCCAACGTTTTTCAATATCTTCTTTATCAGGTTTTGTTTCATTTGCATATTTTTGAAGATCATATGTTTCATTCAAAATTCTCATAATTTCTTCTTCATTTTCAGAAATCGGTGTTGTCTTATCATAGAAATATGAGTTATCATAACTTGGCATTTTTTTGCCATCAAATTCTTTTGTAACACCCTCAAGTTTAAAATTTCTTCCTTGGGTTGGGTGATAAATGATAACTCGTTCATCAAGTTCATCTTTAGGCATCAATTTTTGCTGATATTTTTCCCATACTGTTTTCCCCATTGAATATAGAAAAACTTTACCTTCTGTTTCCGGATCAGCTGGATTTTTAATAACCAAAATGTTAGTAATAACTTGAGGTTTAGCTGTGTATTCATCGGCTTTTTTAACTGTTTCTTTTGCAGATGGATGATCTTTACCATGTGCATTTCTTATTGACCAATATTCATCCCAAAGAGGTTTTGCTTTTTTGCAAACCAAACATTCTTCTTGTTTGTTATCTCCGTTATTAAGACATTCACAAAAGAATTTTTTACCACCTGCATTAACATAATGCGTCCATTTTTTAATATATGGTGGTTTACTAAAATCAATAAATGGCAAAAATCTAATAATGCATGAAACATTTCCGGCACTGTCTGCTTTAGGTTTGAACAATCGTTCATCAACATAAGAAGGTTTTTCTTCTTTTTCTTGCATTTCTTGAGCAACTTTTCCAAGTTGTTCATTCATCTGTTTTTCAAGTTCTTTAAAATTCAAATTTTAACTCCTTTTCTATAATAACATTTTAAAACAACAATTATAACATATACCGGCCCATATACAAACAACTTTTTTAAAAATTTAATCATAAAACAATTATTATCAAATTTTTCTTGATTCATTGCCACATATATAAACCCAAATAATAACCAAATAATAGATAAACCAAATAATCCAATGATGAAAAATATGGTTTTAAAAATTATCAACTTTTTATTTATCCTTCATTTCAAAATAGATCATTAATATTTTTGCCTGTAATTTTAAATTCTGATTTGATATAACTCATTAAAGTTTTATCATCTCTAATCCATTCACCAACAGTTTCACCATCAAGCTCAAAATCATGCATAATTTGACAAACACAATTATAATACGAATCATCTGATTTTTTAAGTTCAAACAATCGCTGATAGAACATATTTTTAGTCATTAACATAATAATTCCTTAAACATCTTTAACAATATCATATTTCATATTTTCTACTTGACAAAACTCATTTATTTTTTGAATAAATTCATGATAATAAAGCCCAATTCCATTAAAATTCTTGTTTGCTAAAAATGATAAACCCTTTAAAATTGTTCCGTCATAAATATTAACAAAATAAATTTTATTATCAATATTAGTTACAACAAAATAATTGCCTGTTGGGCGTTCTAATATCTTATTTCCAACAAATAAGAAATCTTCTTTTTCACAAAAATGTTTGATAATCCATTCAACACATTCATTAATAATTTGTGTTTTCTTTTCGGTTCTTTCTTTTGAAAAAAGTGAACTAAATTCTCTATCTATAATTGTTTCAATTCTATAACTGTCACAAATGTCATTTTTAATTTGATTAAAAGAATATCTTTTATTTGTTTCAACACAATTTATATTCGATAAAACACCAATGATATATTTTGAACATCTATTTTCGACCGCATATTCTAAATTCCAATTTTTCCTCAGAAGTTCATTATTGAAAATATATAATGTTTCATTAAATTTATTTAGCAAGTCAATAAATTGATCCACTTCATCATTTTTATTAATATCATAAATTTCTATAGATTCATTCATTTTATTTATTTCCTTTTTTTTCATTTTTAATAACTTCAATATTTATATTATCATGAAGAATTAATATCTTATTTTCAGGAAATACTGGTTTAATTCTATCATAAAACATATTAATATAGTCATTAATTTTACTGGCTGGTGCATTAGATTTAATTTTAAAAACTAAAGTATCATCTTTTTCTAATTTTAATACGTTAACTTCTTTAATTTTTTCTAAAAACAATTCAACTTCATTCATTTTATACTCCCATCTGATTTCTTAGCATACTTAAACCATAAAAATCATCAAATTTATGATTAACTGTATAATCTTTTTTATATTCTTTTTTTAAT